CGCTAACTACGACCACAACCAGACCAGTAAAACGAGGCTACACGCCAGGGTGGTATCGTGGAAATGAAGTGAACCGTTACAGGTCTTCAATTCCTTACGCCGTTTCTGACTCAAAGCACACGCTGAACAAATCAGTCAGGCGCCGCTTGATGGGTTACGCCCGCTGGTTGTATGTCAATTCTGGCATGGTGCGGGGCGCAGTCAACGATATGGCGCGGTATTCGGTTGGGCGTGGCATTAAGCCTCAATCATTGGTTGAAGGCGCCGCTGGTGATTATGAACAATACTTTGCCGAATGGTGCAAGGTAGCCGACGTGTCAGGGGTTTTTAATTTCTACCAGATGCAAAAACTGGCCTCGATCCGGATGGATGTTGACGGTGATCTTGGGTTGTTAATGGTAAACAATGGATTTCCACAGCTTCAAGTCATTGAATCACACAGCGTTGAAAGTAAAGACCGCGAGCTAACCGCACACGATGGGGTTAAGGCATCCAAGGCCGGAAGGCCAACGGCTTACAGTTTGCGTGATGGCGAGGGATTCAAGACCGTTTCAGCAAATGATTTTGTGCTCATTTACGATCCTGACCGAGTGGCACAGTTGCGCGGGGTAAGCGCGTTAGCCCATGCAACTGATCATGTCAGGGATCAGATGGAAATTCTGGATTATGAAAAGGTTGGCGTCAAAATGTCGTCCGCCATTGGAATTGCAATCACGACGCAGGGCGGCACCGCCGACGACGGCCAGAGCTTAATTGAAACAGGCTACACCGCCGCCGACACAGGGAACGTTCCATGGGACACAATGCAAGCCGGAATGATTCCACGGCTCAAGATTGGGGAGGACATTACCAGCTTTGCAAGCAACCGACCAAACGCAACCTTTCAAGGTTTCATTGAGCATCTGACGCGGGAGGTTTCCCTTGGGATGGGTTTGCCTTACGAGTTTATTGTTGACCCAGCCAGGCAAGGCACCGCTTCCCGGTTCATCTTAGAAAAAGCCCAACGGCGATTTGAGGAACGTCAAGACACTATCGAAAAGTTTTCCAATCGAGTTTATGCGTGGGTTATTGCCGCGGGAATTAAGCGCGGCGACTTGGCACACGCCGAAGGATTCTGGCGCGTCCGCTGGCAGCCACCAAAAAAGATAACCGTTGATAACGGACGAGACTCAAAAGCCAACGCGGACGCGCTTAAACTAGGGACGAGAACGCTTGCTGAAGACGCCGGGGAGCGCGGCCAAGATTGGGAGGAGTTAAGAAACCAAGTCGAGCGTGAAGCGTCCGATTTATTAACAAGGGCAAAACGTCTGACAATTGACCATGACATTACATTGGACACAGCAATTGCCCTATTATCACAGAGACAACCAAACCCGGTATTTAACAATGACGAACCACAAATTACTTCATCAGATAACAACTGACCTCTGGGCAATCAGCCCTGATTATCTGCAAACACTGTATTTAACCGCGATTGATTTTGACGTTGAGGGCGCCCATAAGCCCGCAGAAACGGGGTATCTCATGCGCGGTTCAGTGGCAGTCGTTCCTGTTCATGGGCCACTAGGTAAGAATTTGACGCAATGGGATAAGATGTTTGGGATGTCGGATTACAATGATATTGAAACCGCTTTAATCAACGCTGACGCTGACCCAAACGTTACACATATTCTAATGCACGTTGATAGCCCAGGTGGAACCGTAACGGGCTTACCCGAACTGGCGGGTCGGATCAGGGCAATTGAAACGCCTTTAACTTCTTACACCGAAGGAACCGCCGCAAGCGCGGCCTATTGGATAGCGTCACAGGCCGATAATATTCTTGTTTCAGAAACCGCAGAGGTTGGGAGCGTTGGCGTTTACGTCGCGCTGTTGGATCAAACCGGATTTCTGGAAAAGATGGGCCTCAAGGTCAACGCGATCAGCGCAGGGAAACACAAACTTGACTATGCACCATTCAAACCGCTTTCCGAAGACGCCCGCGAAAGACTGCAAACCAACGTTGATAAATGGCATGCAAGGTTCAAGTCTGAAGTGTCATTAAAGCATTCAATACCAACTGAAAATATGGAAGGTCAGGTTTTTGAAGGATACGAAGCAGTGGAAGCGGGCTTGGCGTCTGGCGTGGTTAATTCCACAGCGGACGTGTTGAGCTTATTAGCTTAAATGGACTTTTGACCATTAAGGTAAGTATGAAAATTCTAGGCACAACTTTAAACCTGATTGAAGCAAACCAACAGATTGCGGTTCTTGAAAAAGATTTAAGCTCCGCAAACGAAAGCAAAGCTTCAATTGAGGCATCCATTGAGACGCTGAAGGAAAGCCATGCAACAGAATTGGCCGACCAGAAAGCCGCGCATCAAACCGCACTGGATGAAGCAAACGGAAAAATTCAGCTTCTAACAGAAGCTAATCAGACTCTCGAAGAAAAGCAGGAAAGCGCCAGTCAACAAGCCGTCAAGGTTTTGTCGCAAGTGGGCGTTGAGCGATCAGTCGAGGACAACCAAAACACCGAAGTAAACACCGTTGATAAATCAATGGAAGACCTTTGGACCGAGCATGAAGCCATTTCTGACCAAAAGGAACGACGGGCATTTTATCTCGAAAACATCAAACCTCGACGAAAGTAAATAAATGGCTAATACCCTGAACGGAATTAATCTAGCTCAAATCGCCAATGACACATTGGATTATTTAAGCTATGAGTTTCATCCGCTTCGCGCATTTGTGCGCGACTTCTCAACAGACATCGCCCAAAAGGGAACGTCTGTAACAACTCGCGTGCCGTCAAGCACGACGACTCAGGACTTGTCTGATGGTTATGACGTAACGGACATGACCAGCACAGCGAAGACTATTACACTTGATAAATTCAAGGGCCATGTGATGGGTTTCACTGACTTGGAAGTTTCCAAGGCTGGTAATGTTGACTGGTTGCAAAGCGTATTCATTGCGCCCGCGCTTGAGTCGGTTTTGAATGTTGTCATGGACGACCTATTGGCTTTGGTTGTTGCTGCAACTTACAACTCACCAACCGCCGAAGTCATTACCGCCGCAAACTTTGACGTTGATGAAGTGGCAGATTTAGCCGCAGACTTGTCAACGGTGAAGGTTCCAAAGAGCGAACGCGCTTTGCTTCTGCCTCCAACTTATTACGCGAGTATTCAAAAGGATACGATTGTTCAAGACGCATCAAGCTACGGTTCAGCGGATGCGGTCAGAGATCACGCCGTTCGCCGGATACATGGATTCAATGCGTTTGAATACAGCGACATTCCAACCAACTCAGAAAACCTTGCGGCAATTGCCCTGCATCCGTCAGCTTTACTGTTGGCCGCGCGGCAACCAGCAACACCAGCCGACCCAGGTTTGCAAGTTGAAAACGTGACTGACCCAACAACCGGATTACCTTTGCAGTTCCGCGCATGGTATGATCCAGACTTGGGGTCTTACAAGGTTTCCATTGGCACGCTTTACGGTGTTGCCGCTGGTAACACAACCGCGCTGAAGCGCATCACATCTGCTTAAATTATGGCAAATACACTTGGCGGCGTAAATCTTGCAGCGATTGCCGAACAAACCCTTGATTACCTTGGTAGCAATTTCTTTCATTTGTCCGCATTTGTGCGCGACTTCTCGACGGAAATAAACCAAGAAGGGCAATCGGTCACAACTCGCGTGCCGTCAAGTGTAACAACGCAGGATTTGAGTGATGGCTACGATGTGCAAGATGTAACAAGCACAGCAAAGGCCATCACTCTTTCAAATTTCAAAGGCCACGTCCACGGTTTCACTGACTTGGAAGTTTCCAAGGCTGGTAACGAAGGCTGGTTGCAACGCGTATTTGTAGAGCCAGCGGTTGAGGCCACCGTCAAAACGGTGATGGATGATTTGCTTGCACTTGTAACCAACGCCAACTTTTCAGCCAATTCAGTCATTACCGCCGCAAATTTCGACAGTGACGACCTCGCAGACATGGCGGGCGCACTATCAACAGCCAAGGTTCCAAAGTCGGTCCGGTCTGCCCTATTGCCACCGACCTACAACGCGAGTCTTCAGAAGGATGCTGCAATTCAAGACGCCGCTGCATATGGCACACCAGAAGCAATTCGGGACCACAGCGCGGGCTTCATTCATGGATTTGGCATAAACGAATACCAGGACATTCCAACCAACTCAGAAAACCTGATGGGCTTTGTTTGCCATCCTTCCGCGTTATTGATAGCGGCCCGGCAAGTTGCAAACCCTTTAAGTCCGCGCGTTCAAGTAATCAACGCAGTGGAACCAAAGACAGGATTACCAATTCAATTCCGTTCATGGTATGAACGAGACTTGGGACAATACAAAACTTCAATGGGGTTGCTTTACGGTGTTTCCGTAGGTAACGCCACCGCACTAAAACGAATTTTAAGCGCATAATAACATGGTCAATAAACCCTCATTTCTTGTTGGTATCAAACCGGACGGTCAAGCCGAATCCTTATTCGTAGGGACGGCAGAGGAATGCAAGCAGCGATTCCTCACCGAAGCCGAAAACCCGTCTGGTAAATATTCACAAATTCAAGTTTACCGTAAGCCACCATATTGGAAGCGGCGCGACCTGGCAAAAGTCAGCGCCACGCCAAAAGCCCAAACAGGACAAAAGCCCAAGGGTAAAGTGAAGAATTAAAGCTCGCATGGTTGCGTTAAGCCCGACAAGCGCCCGACCTGCCAGCGTGGTGGGCCGGGTTTTTGAATTATGGCAAACAATAAGATAGCCCAAACAAACAGCCGGTTTCTTTATGAAACCGCATCTGGCGCCGCGCCTACTGTTTGGACGACAATCAACGAAGGCTACACGTGGATTGATACTGGCCGCTTGTTTAAGGTTACAGCCGACGAGGGGCAATTCAGCTCGGTTGCATATATCGCCCAACGAACCGATGAGGCTGGCGATTACGAAAACACGGTAACGGTTTCGCTTAACGTTCCAGATGGTTGCGGACTGAGCCGCGTTGATACTTTCACAAGCGCGTTGAATTCACCTGGCGGCGCCAACCCTGATTACACAACACTGGCTGAGCTTGATACATTTGACCGCCAAAGCTTGCAAGACCGTGAAGCATACGACCAACAACTTGAACTTGAACGGGAAATCGGAGTCATTTTTGATTACATAGGCAGCAAATATCGCGGAACGATTACAAGCAGAACGGATTCAAGGGAATTTGAACCAGGCGGCTTTCTGGAAGGATACGAAGCAGCAATTACCACAAGCCGCAAACAATGGGCGGACGCTTCGGTTATTCCAACACTTGGCGCGTTTATTAAGGTTGCCGGGGTTCAATACAAGATTGAATCAGTGGTAAAAAACAACCCTCATTTCCAACTTAACTTAACCAAGCGTCATGGCAGTTGAATTGAACATTGATACGCGCGAATTCAACGCGGCCTTAAGGCAATACATTAAGGTAAGCAGCCGAACCTTGCCGGAAATCGTAAACAAGCGAGCGGTTAACATTGCCTTCAAAGCGATACGCTACACGCCAAAGGCAAGAAAAAGTCAAATCACTAAAGACTTAAAAGCAAAGAGTAACACTAACCCGAAAGCTCCGCTTGGGGCAATCTTGGTAAACGCTGGCAGAAAACCAGCGCTTTCAGGGGGCGACCTAAAGCAAGCCGTTGAAAATTTAAAACTTGGGCGGCACAGGTCAGCGGGATTCATAAAATCAGGTTGGCTTGGAGCGGTGAAAGACTTGCAACCACACGCCAAGGTTTTCAGGCGTCCGCCAAGGGTGAACGTTCAAGGTCAACCGAAAGGTTACGGGCGACCAGCAAAACAAGGTTTGAACCCGACTGCGGAAATTGTGAATCAAGTAGCGGGTGCGGTGAAGGTTGGCTCACCGGCGCTGCAACGCGCCATGAATGACGACGCCGCCGACATGGTGGACTTCGCCGCTAAACGCATGAAAAAAGATGCTAACAAATACAACGCACGATGAGCGCCAGAAGTAAATCAGAAGCCGCAATGAAAGCCTTCCTTGAGGTTTACTATTCAGGGTTGGTTTACACAGGGACACGCGGCGAGATTAAAGATTTTCCATGTGTTGTTGTGGTTGCTGATAGTGGTGAAGAGGTTCCAATTGGTAGCGGTAACACAATGCTTGACGTGACAATCACGGTGCAAGACCAAATCGACGAAGCAGGAGAACCAAACAGCACAGCCAGATTTGACGAGGCGGTTGACAAGGTGCAAGACGCGATAAGGTATGATGATTTTGAAACACAGTTAAGCGGTAAAGCTTCAGATTTCCATTGCCTAGGGCTTGCGGGGAGAAGTGGACAGGAAACCGTGTATGACGACCAAAGCGGCATGATTGCCGAAGTGTTCAAAGTGTCGCTTCTAATTGCAGAGGCGGATTTATAAGGAAAAAATTATGGCAACAGTTCAAAAAGGTTCACCGATTGTATTCGGCATTGGCGCAGGCCCAGCAAAACTTATTCAGTTTGAAACGGGTTCTGAAAGGAGCGTTTTCCTTCAAAACGTTCAGCTTTCAATTGCGAGCAATTCACAAGAAATTCAAGATGGAAACGGTGAAGTCACCGGCAAGGTTTTCTTTGACAAGCGAAAAACATTAACGGCTTCAATGTATATGACAGCCAGCAGTGAAGCTGCCGCCGAAACGTCATTTATTGAAACCGCCAGCCCTGGTGACGAAGTGATTATGGAATATGATGAGTTTGCCGAAATTGCGTCTGACGTGGCCGCGACTGAATTGACCGGCGCACCAACCAGCGGAACAGGTAAATTCGTTTTGGATACTATCGACCGAACGCGCACCGCTGGGAACATTGCCGAATTATCATTTACGGCCACCGAATACGTTGCAGACTTAACATAAAAGTGAAGTGGATCACGACAATTGAGCCAGCGCCGTGGCGGATTGCTGGGTTTAACCTTGGGCCGCTAAGGTTTGGGCATTGCGTCATCCTTGAGAGGTGGGGGCTTGATAGCCTGGACGACGAAACCGCCTTGCATTATTTTCTTGGGGTTTGCAGTCAGTCATATAGTCAGGCGCTCATTTGGTTGGAATCGGCAGCGGACAAACCTCAATCATCGTTCAAGGATTTCAACGGACACAGGAAAGAGGCTTTTCAATATCTGCATGAAAACCTTGGATTGCCAACCGCGTTCCACGGTAAGAATTCAGGGGAAACGGCAGGCACTCCATTTCTGCAAGGATTGCGACTAACAGGGATCACAAAACTTGGCTATTCACCGCACGAAATCATGGAGTCAAGGTTTGGTCAGCTCGTTTGGGACGTGATGAGCTTGAAGGAGTCACTTGGGGAGATCCGTATAATGGATGAATACCTTGCTGGACAGCTTGAAAAATTAAAGGAAATGAATGCCTAGATTTGAGCTAAAAGGAAAAGTCAATCTTGATGGGTCAAAGTGGAAGTCTGGGCTTGATCAGGCAAAACGTAATGCCGACACATGGAGCAAGGACACATCAAGAATGATAAAATCCAGGCTCATGACGGCCTTTGCTGTTGGCGCCATGTTTAGGGGTATGACTAGCTTGTTTGATAAAGCCGCAGGGTTACGGGATGAGGCAGCAAAAATCCAAGTTGATCCTGAATCCTTTCAAGTCATGGATTACGCAGCAAGGCAAAGCGGCGCGAGCATTGACAATGTTGCTAAAAGCGTAAAGCGATTATCCGCAGCACAAAGAGACGTGCTTGATGGGTCAGCCGAAATGGTTGATCCGTTTTTACGCTTTGGGATCACGCCTGAAACACTTGAGAACAATACGCCGGTTGAACTTTTAGACATAATTTCAAAGCAGGTTGAAAAAGGAGTGAACAAGGAAAGCATGCTCGCAGATATTCAAGCCATCATGGGGAGATCAGGCCCGGAACTAATTCCGACATTCCAAAGCGGGTTTTCAGGAATGATGCAAGAAGGCCGCGACATTGGTCCGGCATTCTCAAACGAACAAGTCATGGAACTTGGCGAAACAGCCGACGCATGGACAAAGACTCAGCAAGAGGGTGCTTCTGCGCTCGGAAACCTCTACCAAGGGGCTTCTGATCTTATTGAAAAACTTGGCCCGCTTGTGGCATTGCCGTTTGATCAAGATGCAAGAAATTCAGTCACTCAAATGAATGTTTTACAAAACAAGCTTTTGGAAAACATCGAGAGAAACACAAAAGCAACAGACAAGAACACGGCGCCGCTTAATCAATGACCGCTACATGGAAAGGCAGCACAGCAATCCAGCTTCAATCCTTGGAACGTAATTGGACAAGGGAGCGCGGATGGTCTTCGGTTTATACGTATTTGGGGGAGTGGTCTTTAATTGACGCAGCCAAGACAAACACTCTTTACACAGACTACGCCTCAAACATCCAGGCGACACAGGACAAGAATCTTGGCACGCTCAAGGTTACCTTTTCAAACACTGACAGTAGCGAGCCAGATCAAAACACCGAGGACTCCAACACTTGGACGTTTCAACCCTACACAATCCAGCGCAACATTGAGGAGCATCCAAACTATGTTGGACTGGCCGACATCGAAAACGAAAACGGATTCCTTCAACGGATCTTACTGGCTGTTGAATCATACAAATCCAAGGTTGCAACCGGCATTTCAGCGGGTGACTCAGACAAGGATTTAGTTTTTGATTTGGATGAATACATTGTTTACAAGAACGCAGACAACGCAAACATTACAGCCGCCAATGAAGCCCTGGCGGAAGAATTAGCGGGCTTGGTTGTCAGAGGCCATACAACCTACGACGTGACAAAATACACGTTACGCAATGTGAAGGTTGTTCCAGCAAATACGAACCTGACCATTGACCACCTTCAAACATCGAGCCAATGGTCAACCTTCAGGGTTGTTGATCTTATCTTGAGCGGCCCGCCAACGGTTACGCAGTCTTCAATCATTGGAGACGTTTTCAATACTTTTCTGGAAGATAAATGGCTAAAGCAAGCGCCAGCAATTCACGAACGCACAGACGGCAAGTTTGAGATAACAACCGAATTCTTAAACATTGGCGCTGATGAACTACCCACGCAAATTTACCCAAATTACTTATGAGGTTAAGAAGACTCTCAAAGTTTAATGTTAAAGATATTCTGGAAGCAATTAACCAGCTTCAAGACGCGGTTACTGGTTTGATGCCGCACAAATCCAGCGGAACACTTACCAATCATGGAGCGGGTGGAGTGACCGTCAAGGCAACCAGCGCCGCAACCAGGGCGCACGTCGTACAGCCGCCATCGGATTCACGGCCAGCAAGGTGGCAATAGGGCAAATGGACTTATGCCCCTTCTTGTAAGGACAGCGCTCTAGTTAGCTAGTCTAAATTTGGAGATATTATGGGAACTGAAAGATTTTTTGTATTCAACGAGGCTGGAACACTTAAACGGCTAAAAGGCCGAATTGTAAGGTTCCTTGACAGTGAAGACCCTGACAATGACGACAAGGTAGCCATTCGAGCTTCCATTTCCGTTCCAGCCGCCGCCGAAGGGTTGTCAGTTGCAAACAATCTTTCCGATGTTGCCAGCGCTGCAACTTCCCGCACGAATCTTGGCGTCAATGGCATCGACGAGGACGCCGAATCCACCGGCACCAAGCTAGTCTCACCCTCGCTTTACTTTGATGGAACTAATGATTATTTAGAGATCGCAGATGATGCAAGTCTCTCATTCACAGATGGTACCGACGATTTGCCCTTCAGTATATCTGGGTGGATCAAACCTAGCAGCACCACAACTCGTCCCATCATAAGCAAATACTCAGCTACTAATGAATGGCGATTAATAATCGACGGTAACGGGGATATTCAATTTTTGATGTCTGATG